TCAAACAGATGGTGGTAATGATATACCATTTGATATGAGACCAACACCTAAATTTTGGGATTTGTACAAAGAAAAATTTGGCGGACCTTTCAAACTTCGTAAGAGAAGAAAAAGTGAAATGGGAGAAGGTGATCTTCGTGACAAGTATGACGGAAGAAACAGTAAAGTAATTGGCGTTTATTCTAATATTAAAAATCAACGTAACGAAGAAATGAGTGAGGAGGAAAAAGCTCACACTTCAATTTCTAAAATAATGGATAGTATCTTCTCAGAGTCAAAGGTAGATAAGGTTTTAGAAAAATACTTTGTAGTTTCTGAATCTGAAAAAAAACAACCAAAAAAATATTCAAACAAATTTGAAAACTTGTCTGAGAGTGTTGAACAAAAATTAGCGGCAGAATTTGTTATGTCTGAAAATTCAGAAATCAAATTTCTTGGGAAAACAAACAAGGGTAATTTAGTTTTTGAACATAAAGGAGAACAAATCAAAATATCTACCAAAGGTGAAGTGTTATGAGTTATCTAATCTATGTGAATGGCTTGGGCCCTAACTATAGAGGTGATAACATGTACGAATTCATTTTCGGTAAAGAACTTGATGTGTGGGGTGAGAATTGGGATGCTAAACCGTCAAACGGTTATCCTGAACCACCCCACATTAATTTTATAGAAAAGGTTGCAACCCTTAGAAATACATCAGTTGATTTGGAATTGATTCAAAAATCTGATTATATGGGAATGACCGATGCCATGGAAGATATTATTGCTTTATCTTGGGAAACCGAAGATAGTTCTGAAAATAAAGAAAGATTAGTTTTCAGATACGGAGACACCGAAGAAAAAGTGAAAGATAAATTGTACGCAAGAGACCTAATATTAGAATTTGAAAAAAATACAGTTTATGAAAACTAAAAAAGAAACAAAAGAAGTAGTTCAAGTGTCTCAATCAGACACTGTCACCATCAATAAATTAAGGACTGAAAAAAAACCTTTCGAAGTTTATGAAAAGGAGATGAAAGAAGGTCAAGATGAAGATCCTTTGAATCCCTATGGATCTGGTGAGACAACACAAACTCCACATCAAGTTGGTCCCGACACCAACGATGGATTCGGTGTTGATCCAGGTAAAACGCCAGGGATGTACCAAGATGGTATGGACGAATCTCAAGATTTGGAAGAAAAAAAAGAAGGAAAATATAATCCTTGGGCGGTTTGTACATCTTCATTAGGTCTTGAAGGAAAAGATCGTGATTCTTATTCTGACAATCAGAAGAAAAAATTCGAAAGATGCGTGAAAGATGTGAAAAAAACAATGAAAGAAGGAAAAAATCCTGTACAAGTTATTTTAGAATCATCACTTGACAAGTTAGTTCAGAAACACTTGACACCGAAAATGACTAAAGGTGAATTTGTTTCTATGTTGGAAGAAGGTGGTATCATCAGAAAAGCCCTAAAAACAGGAATTGCTGATAAGTTAGTTGGAAATGTGGGAATGGACAAACCAATAGGAAAGCTTTATACTTTAACAAAAAAAGAAGCTATGGAACAAGCACCCACTACTGCACCACCTAAAGTAAAACCAGGTACAACTGAGAAACCAGGTAAGAGTGATCCATTTAAAAATCCAAAACATCAACCAAAACCAAAGGCTGGCAAAAATATGGTTGATGATAACCCAAAGGCACCAATTACTAAAATTCCTGATTATATCACATTTGACCAATTAGGTCTGACTTTTGAAAATAAGAAGTAATGAAAAAGAATTTGATAGAACAAGACCCTCAAAATAGAGGTGAGTTTGAAAAACAAACAAAAGGAATGTCACCTGACATCAAAAAAAAGATGGAAAAGGGTGAAACCCCACTGTCTAAAAGTCCGGCATTTCCTGATATCAAATCTGAAGAGATACCAGTCTCTTTTGAAGAAAAAATTGCGTCAAAAAGATTTAAGGACGTAGTTGAGAAAGTAAAAAGGTATACGGGACAAGAAGAAGTTAGTAGTCAAAATGCCCTAATGGGATTACAAATGAGTATGATGGGTGCCGTAAGAGACGTATTTGGAATCCAGTCTCAAAACAAAGAATATTTGGAAAACTTGGCGGTAGATTTAGTACGTAAAGAAATGGGGGTGAGACCTGATCAAGTTCAATACGATGCTAAATTAGTCGGTATGGGCGAGATTGGTATGGAAGGTTTTTCCAAACAAGGTGAAGAACCCGAACAAGAAGAAATTGAACAAAATTTCCAACAACAAGAAGAGGATATTGAAGACTTCATAACAGCATTTGAAAGATATGATATTGAAAAGGCTAAAAGAAGATTCATCAACGCTCTGATCCAAGGTTCTTCAAAAAAAGGACACTATATGTTTGAGTTGGTAAAAGATGAACTTGACAGATTAGATCCACGTCTATTGAATTTATACGGTGTCCTTATGTCAGTGAATGACTTGTTATATTGGGTATTACCTGATCAGGTAATGGATAGTATGATGGGTCAAGGTGGAATTGCTGGTAAAGAAGAAGTTGATATTGAGACTGACCCTCCAACAGTAAAGGCTCGAGGTGTATTTTTTCCAGTCCTCGTACACGAATTGATTAAAGGAACAATGGAAATTCTTGGTACTCAAGGATTACCTGATGACCCAAAACAAGCCGAAATGGTAATGGCGTCAACAGACACTTTAGCAAATGAAATTTGGGATTTGAGACTCGGACCTGTATTATGGGAAAAGTTTATTGAATCTTATCCTGAAAAATTATTTGACGAAGATAAACGATGGATACAGAACTACCTATTCGCTCGTTTTTCAGCATTGACTTCTGATGAATTTTTCAAATTAGCAAAGGCAATTCTTAGAGGTGACGCTAAGGCGACCCAAATCTTAGATAGAATGGTAACAGAAATTGTGGACCATTTGAAAGAAACTCATGATGATGAAGATTATGGTTCTGAAGAGTCAGACTCAGACGTTGCTTCACCTGATGATGACGATGATTTGGGTGATTTAGACGACTTTTTAGGTAGTTTAGGTATCAGTAGATCCTAAACGACTCAATGGGTTTAAGTAAAGAACAATTACTCTTAGAGTATTCAAAGTGTATGACAAGTACTGCATACGCTTTAAAAACATACCTACAGACCTACGATAATACTCAATCACGATACGTTCCATTAGAACTATTTCCTGATCAAGTCCGATTGGTAGAAGACTATGATGCACACAACGAAAACATTGCTTTGAAGTATAGACAGGCGGGTGTATCAACAGTGACAGCTGCTTGGGCAAGTAAAAAAGTTGTTTTCGCTAGAAAAAACAAACCAGAAAAGGTTTTGATTATTGCTAACAAGCAAGATACGTCTATTGAATTTGCAAACAAAATCAGGGAATTTACATCCCAATGGCCTGATTGGGTTGGTGTTGGATTTTCTCCTGATAAAAACGCCGCCAAACACTACAAACTTTCAAATGGGTGTGAGATAAAGGCTGTAGCAACTTCAAAAGACGCACTTCGTGGTTACTCACCTACTATTCTTATCTTTGATGAGGCAGCCTTTATTGATGCCGATGGAGACTTTTGGGCTGCCTGTATGGCATCTTTGTCTACGGGTGGTAAGGTAATTGTCATCTCCACTCCTAATGGATATGATCCTATTTACTACGAAATTTACGATCAAGCCTTACGTAGTATGAACGACTTCAAAATCACTGAAATGTATTGGTATCGTGATCCTCGTTATACAAAAGATTTGTATTTAGTAAAAACAAAAGATATAATTCATTATTTTCTCAATCGAGAAGAATATGATGACAAAGAAGTTCTATTGGATTATTCAAAGATCAATCCATTTGAAAGAGATTTTGAAGAAATAGTGTCAAAATTCAAAGAAGGTTATAAACCTTCATCGTCATGGTTTGAGGCTATGGTGAAAAAACTTAAATACGATAGAAGAAAAGTTGCACAAGAATTGGAGTGTAATTTCTTAGGATCTGGTGACAACGTATTCGATTCAAACTTGATTCAAAGCATTACTGAAACTACTATCGAAGATCCTTCTGGAAAAATGATGAGTGGTGGTTTTTGGATTTGGAAAGAACCTGAAATGGGTCACAAATATATTATGGGGGTTGACGTTTCAAGGGGTGATTCCGAGGACTTTTCTACAATTCAAATTTATGATTTTGATGAACGGGAACAAGTTGCCGAATACTTGGGTAAAATACCACCTGATATATTAGCTGAAATTGCATTTAAGTGGGCGACAATGTATTCAGCATTTATTGTTATAGATATTACCGGTGGTATGGGTGTGGCAACCGCTAGAAAATTACAAGAATTAGATTATAAAGATTTATATGTTGAGGGGGTTGAATACGGAAATAAATGGAAATTTGATCCGAAAGTTAAAGACAAAATACCTGGTTTAAATTTTAGTCAGAAACGTGTTCAAATTATCGCCGCTTTTGAAGAAGCCCTAAGACACGGAATGAAAGTTAGATCTACAAGATTGTTAAGTGAAATGAACACATTTGTTTATATCAATGGACGACCCGATCACATGAAAGGACAACATGACGACTTAATTATGGCACTTGCCATGGCGGTATATGTTGCTGAAACATCATTTACCCAACTAAATAAGGTAAATGAGATGGCCAAAAGTATGTTAGAATCTTGGACGGTCGAAACTTATGAAAAGCCAACACAACAATTCTTCAATCCACAAATTCCAAATCAAATGTTTGATAATAACCCTGCTTATAGAAATCAACCTACTAAAAGGGATTATCAAGAATATTTATGGGTATTCGGAGGAATAAAACGTTGATAAAAAATACATAGTAAGTAATATTGTAGAATATGGCGGAAGAAGATAAAAACTTAACAATATGGCAGAGGTTATCACAGACCTTTGGACCTAACTCATTACTAGGTCAAGATGTACCTACGTACAAATTTGACAAAAAAGAACTACTCAGAACAACTGACAAAGCTGAGTATGAGCGTGAAAAATTACAAGCCAGACAAACATCATATATAACCCAACAATGGGCTAAAATTGAGAATAATCTTTATTCACAAGCGGTTTATTATGAACCAACAAGGTTGGCGTCATACTACGACTACGAATCAATGGAATATACTCCTGAGATTTCAGCTGCTTTGGATACCTATGCGGAAGAATCTACTACGGTAGATGAAAACGGATATATGTTGCAAATTTATTCTGATTCACCAAGAATCAAAGCAGTATTGGGTGATTTGTTTAACAATGCTTTGGATATCAATACTAACTTACCAATGTGGACAAGAAATACGTCTAAGTATGGTGATAACTTTGTTTTCTTAAAATTGGATCCTGAAAAAGGGGTTGTAGGATGTCTTCAATTACCTAATATTGAGATCGAAAGAGTCGAAGTTGGTATGAGAGGAAGAGCAAGTTCGGGAGCCGGATTAGCTGGTACTTCCGATAAAGTATCAAGTCTTACTTTTACATGGAAAAACAAACAACTCGAATTTAAGAGTTGGGAAATTGCTCATTTTAGATTATTAGGTGATGACAGAAAATTACC